ATAATAATTACTATTAAATATATAGGAAGGCTCTTCGGGGCTTTCCTTTTATTACTCTTTTTATAACTCAATATATGTATCTTAATCCAAATACAAACACACAAGGTGATTTAGTTCTAGTGGATAACCCAACTACTAAGGTAGTTTCGGTTACTGATATTAAATCTCACCTTAGAATTGATAGTTCGGATGAGGATGCTTTATTGGGATTATATATAGATGCTGCAACAGAGATGGCTGAACACTATTGTAATCGCCACTTTATTACACACGAATACGAGTTATACTTTAGTTCTGTAGTAACGCAAGCATCTCTAATTTTTCCTGATTGCTCATTAAAGAAAGAAGGTATTCACGAACCGATAAACTGGATAAATGAATTTGGAAATCTTGAGAAATCATCACTTGCTTATATAGATGCTTACTCTAATCCATCTATAGCTTACTTAAATAGCAATTTTACAATACCTAAATTAAGAGAAAATTTAGCTAATTCATTTTGGATTAAATTTAAGACAGGTTTTGGAGATGCAGCTACAGATGTACCTGATGCCATTAAGCAAGCGATTAAATTAATCGTAAGCGATATGTACTATTTCAGAGAGGATAGGAAACGAAGATTTCCAATGGCTTCTGAGATATTACTTCAACCTTATAAATGTTATCACTAGATGGCTTTCATAAGTAAAATACAAGCTGGTGAGTTTAACAAACGCATCATCCTTAAATCAAAAACTGCATCGCAAGATGCTTTTGGTGGTATTACAAACACTCTTTCTACTCAAGCAACTGTATGGGCTAATAAGAACGTAAAAACGCTTAGAGATGTTAAGGAGAAGTTTGAGGGTAACGAGTTGCAATCTTATTCGAGATTTGTTTACACGATTAGATACTCTACACAAACAAAGACTATAAAGTCTAATTGGATTTTAGAAGAGGTTGATACGGGTGATGAGTTTGATATAATAGGATTTGTTGTAGACCCTAGAAAAGAGTTTATTGAAATTTTTGTAAAGCAAGATTTACCAACAGCATCACCAATATAAAAAACTTTAATTATGCCAAAACCTAACACTAACACAATAAAGGTAGAAGGCTTAAATGAAGTTAGAAATACTTTAAAAAAGCTAGGTTATTCAGTAAAAGAGTCAAGGTCGTTAGTTAACAAATCTCTAAGACCAGCAGCTCAGAAAGCTAAAAAGGCTTTAAAAGGTAAATATAAGTACAGAACAAAGAATAAAGTACCAGGTCAAAGATATGATGCTTCGACTAAAACTAAAATAGTAGGGAAATCAATAGCAGACTCAATCGGCTTAAAAACAGCTAAACAGTCTAAATTTCCAAGCATATATGTAGGTACTATAATAAAAAGACTTAACCCTACTTGGGTTAAAGGCAAGAAGAGTAAAAACCTTCCTGCGATGTTAATTGAGGGAACTAAAGAGAGGTTTCACAAAAACGGAAAGTCAGTAGGTAGAATAGAACCTATGCACGATTTCCCAAAAGAGGTTGTAGACCAAAAGGGAACAGATATAGCAAACACAGCACAAAGAGATGTGATGAAGATGCTAGATAAAATGATTAAACAAGCTGGATTTAAGTAATATATGTTCGCAGTAATAGGAAAAAAAATAGTAACTAGATTAGAAGGTACATTTGACTTCACACGTGCTAACGGAAGGAATAAAGTATTTCCTGTTATTATACCTCAAGGCGTAGTATATCCAGCGACTACATTCGAGATAATGAATGTAAGTAATTTTATTTCAAAAGGAAGTTCATTAGATTCTTGCGATGTTTCCATAAGAATAGCTTGTTTCTCTGATGACTACTTAACAACATACGACCAAGCTAAAGCTGCTGTAGAGGCTTTAGATTTGTTTGAGGTGACTTACACCGAAGATAGCATATCTTATACTGCAAAGTTTAGGTTTGAAACCTTAGATGATGAATATTTTAAGAGTGCTGAAAAGTTCTACAAAAACATAATTTTTAACTGTCTAATAATTAAAAACTAAATAAAATGGCAATTAGTAACGCAACAGATATTGTATTATCAGTAACTACAGGTGTTTCTTTACAAGCAGTAGCACACGCAACTTCAGCTTCATTATCAATGAGTATGGATTTGAGAGATTCAACAACTAAATCAAGTGGTGGTTGGTCTGAGTCGCTTGGAGGATTAAAGTCTTGGGAATTAAGTGGTGATGCTTTCGTAGAGATAGGTTCTATTACAGGAGCAGATATAGAAGAATTATGGACTATTTGGAAAGATGGAGCAGCCGTAGCAGTACAATTTGGAGATGATGGTATGCAATACACAGGAAACGCTATTATCAATTCGATTTCTATTGATGCAGGTGTAGAAGAAAACGCAACTTATTCTATTTCTTTAACAGGTACAGGTACACTATCTAAATCATAGTATTAACTTTTAAATCCATTAATTATGGCAATCAAAAACGCATCGGATTTATTAGTATACAAAACAGTTGTAGCAACAGCCCAAATAACGAGAGTGTTATTTGAGGCTTCGCCTACAAGTGGAACTCTAGGTAATTTAAAAATTAAAGATACTACTGATGGTTCAGGTAATGTAGCTGATGTTACTACTGGTAATATGAGTGCAAATAGTGCTTTACAAGCAGCTACAGTTTGCAAGGCAGCTTTACAAACCAAAGGATATACTGTTGGAACTCCTGTAGCTGTAGGTAGTTCTTATTATATTGATTGTACTAATGGTGCTGTAGGAAATGTAGCTACTATTAGTATTGAAGGAGGTACTGCAACTTTAGACGAATCTAAAGTAAGTATAATAGTAACAACTTCAGGTTTAGCAGCAGGTCAAGAACCTATCGCATATAGCACATCAGCTTCAGTTTCATTTAATATGGATTTGAGAGATACTACTACAAAAGATAGTGGTGGTTATCAAGACAATTTAGGTGGACTAAAATCATTTGAATTATCTACGGATGCTTTGTTTGATTTAACTGCTGATTTAGACTTTCAAGAGTTCTTTAATGATTTAAAGAATAGAACTTTAGTCACAGTAAGGTTCGCAGAAAGAACTTCAGGTAGATATTACCAAGGTTCTGCTTTTGTTACAAGTCTTTCTATGGATGCAGGAGTTGAGGAAAATACAACTTACTCTGTAACATTCACAGGTACAGGTACAGCAACTACAGGTACATATTAATAATTAATAAGCATAAAATGAAAAAGGTAGAATTAGGTGGTCAGTTAAGACCTATTAGGTTTAGTTACTTATGTTTAAAGCAAATTTGCAACAAGTTAGGTTTAAAACTAAACGAATTAAATAAGTTAGGAACTGAGATAGACCACATTGGAGTTATCGCTTACTTTGGTTTAAAGTATGGTGCTAAAAAGAACGGAGAGAAGTTTAATTACAAAATATCTGATATTGAAGATTGGATAGATAATGAAGAGTTCTCTAAGATAAATGAAATATTTGAATCGTTCCAATTAGACCAACCTCAGTCAGAGGGAAAGTAGTAAAGGGTGAGGAAATTGATGATGATGGCGAGGATATTAATTGGGATAAACTCGAACAGATAGGATTAGGAATGATGGGGTTATCGTATGATGGATTATATGAATTAACCCCTCGTTCTTTTAATAATAAGTTAAAGGGATTCTCTGACCATTACAATCAATCAAATCAAGACTCTTGGGAGCGAACAAGAACTATTATGATTGCTTGCTTAATGCCTCACTCTAAAAAGAAACTAAGACCTACTGATGTATTACCTTTCCCTTGGGATAATAAAAATAAACCTAAGAAAGAAATAGCCTCAGAAGAACATATAAGAAAAGTTCTTGAAAAATACAAAAAAACTAATTTTAATAAATTATAAGTAATGGGTGCATCTGTAAAAACCATCTCGATAATTGTAGCAGCCAATATTAAAGGGCTAGAAGTTGGATTAGGTAAAGCGAACAAGTCGTTAGCTAAATTCGCTTCAGGAGCTGCTCGTATGGGTTCTCTTTTATCGTTTGGTGTCACAGCACCTCTAACTGCTTTAGGTAAATCAGCCTTCGATACATTCTCTAAGTTTGAGAATGGTATGATGAAGGTTAATACGGTTACTGGTGCTACAGTAGACGAGTTTAAAATGCTTACAGACGAAGCTAAACGACTAGGTGCTACTACACAATTTACTGCACTTCAAGTCGCTGACCTTCAATTAGTATTAGGTCGTAAAGGTTTCGACCCGACTGCTATTAAAAATATGGAGAAATCTGTATTAGACTTAGCTTTAGCAACAGGAGAAGATTTATCTCTTGCAGCCGACACAGTAGCATCTTCAATAAATGCTTTTGGTTTATCATCAAATGAAGCGTCAAGAGTAGCAAATACTTTAGCTTCAGCAGCAGCAAATTCATCCGTACAACTTAGCACATTCTCGACTGCTTTCGGTCACGCAGGAGCATCAGCAAACGCTGTAGGAGTAGAATTAGAAGAACTATCAGCTATGATGGGTGTTCTAATGGATAATGGTATCAAAGCGTCTAAAGCAGGTACAGGGCTTCGTAAAGTCTTTATGAAGTTACACAAAGAGGGTCGTTCTTTTACTGAGATTTTAGATTTAGTTACTCAAGGTCAGTTCGGTTTAGAACAAGCCCAAAAACTCGTTGGTGTTACAGCAGCCAATCAAATACTTATTCTTGCTAAGAACAAAGATAAAGTAGCAGAATTAACTCAAGAGTATCAAACTAATACTGGCAGATTAGATGAAATGGCTGAAGCGATGGGAGGAACAACCTTCGCTAAAGTTAAAAAGATGGAGTCAGCTATCGAGGGGATGAAACTTGAGATAGGTGCTTTAATTGCTGATGCTATATTACCTATTATACAAAAAATAACTGAATTAGCTAGTTCGTTTCAAGATTTAGATGGTGGTACAAAAAAATTAATACTACAAATAGCTGGAATAGCAGCAGTTCTCGGACCACTATTACTTACACTATCTTTAGCTACAGCAGCTTGGGGAGCAATGACTTCAGCTATAGCTTTAGTTACAGGTGGTATAAAATTATTAACTCTAGCTATAATGGCTAATCCTTTAGGT